AGACTTGAAAGATTTAATTCTTGACGGTGAGGCGGTTCTATATCAGGATGATGACCCATTGGTTAGGTCTGATACAATAGGTTTCTTAAATAAAAAGGTCGGTAGTGAGGGAGATATTCGCCTACACATTTTTGACATTATGCATTATGATGGAGAAGAAGTGTATAAAGAAAAACTAGAAGATAGAATGGTCGTACTTATGAATAATTTTTCGGCCAAGGCTAATGAAAAGGTAGAGTTTCCCAATAAGAAAAATACACGCGAAGCAGATTCATTAGAAGAGTTGGAAGAATACGCGAAGGAAATTATGGACAACCCCGCATCCGAAGGTGTTGTTATTAAGGACGCCAAGTCTTCCTACGTTGTTGGTAAAAAGAAAAATCCAAAGTGGGTTAAGTGGAAAAAATTTGTTGACCTAGATGTAATTATTCTCGAAGCTAGAGAAAATAAAAACAAAACATATTCATATCTTATGGGAATTGGACCCGTCGAAGGTGGTCCTAAATCTAAAGAAATGAATGGTGAGACTTACATGAACGTAGGTCGTGCCGGTAATTATTCAGAAAAGTTAGAAGTGGGTTCTATTATTCGTGTAAAGGTAGACGATATTGTAGGCACTAAGGAAAAGGGTTTTACCCTAAATGGTGCTATGGTTCATGAAATACCCGAGGTAGAATATCCTGATAAGGTAATTACATTAGAGTTACTAACAGAAGGTGGACGCAAATCACTTGGAGATTATCAAGTAGAAGCGTTAAAGAAATCATACTATCTTACAGACAATGTTCATGGTATTGTAAAGATGGACCTTGAGTTAGATACCGAAGGATTATTGTTACACGGATTTAAGGGTAGTAATCTCATGGGTAAGAATGCTTGGGCAGATAAGGATATGTGGATGAAACAAATTCGCTTGGCCTACAATAAGGATAACGGTAAGTTTTTTGTTATGTGTCAACAAATTATGGACGGTCATGCCCCTATGACTATTGAACGGTTACATAAAATTTGCATGGAACAAGACCCGGATATTATAGCGCGACTATTCTCCGGTAAGAACTCGGTGAAACAGATGAAGCAGCGTTTAATGAAGGGTGGGGAGGCTTATGGTATTGAATATAATAATGGTAAGTTTTCCTACGATGACGATACATTAGCAAAGTCTAAGGCTCGTAGAGGTATGTTTACAATGTGGTTAACCGATGAAGGTTTCCTACACTTCATAGTTGAATATCAGGGGAAGGAATACGTATGGGAAATAGAAGTCGGTGATGAGGAAGAAATTTACGACTTCTTAGGTGAGTCTGGTAAATACCCATGTAGTATTATTGATAGTGCAAGTAAGGATAAGTTATTTGATAAGGGACAATTAATTATCGGCGCACAACGTCATGGATATCATGAGTATATTCTAAGCGGGGAAGAGGTAAAAAGTAAGATACACTTCCGCTATGTTGAGGCGTTTGATGACCAAAAAATGTGGATTGCCTTTACAGGCTATAAGCAAGAACCCGCACCTGAAGATTCAGATGAGGGCTTGGTAAATATTTACGAGGACAAGTTTGCTGATGATACGGATATTAAAAAATATGCTGATGATATGGATATTAGAAAAAAGGCTCTTAGGGCACATGGTTTAGTACAATTAGCAGTTTATAGAATATTAAAGGATGGTAAAGAAGTATTTAACTCAGACGACGTTCTTGAATATTTAGAAAAAGATTTCTTTACATTTATAAAAAAATTAAATGAAGAAGGTATTATAACTGATAATAAAGTAGGTGAAACTAGCCGAGGAGGGGGAACTCCTATCGGTCAAAGAAACGTAACCTTTGGTGATATAAAAAGAACCTTCCATATTCCCTTACCCAAGACGTGGAGTAAGACTATTACTAAAGGGAGCTACGATAAGTTAATGAGAAAAATGGGTGCTCGAACTTTAGGTTCTGTTTTAACATCACTATCTTATGGAAAACCCATAGTTGACCTTAATGGTGAAAAACTTGTGTCGGTAAGAAATCTTTTAACAGGTGAAACATTTACTCCGTTTGTAAAACCCGGACAGGAAGTACAAAGCTATTCTAATAAAAAAGGTAGGAAATTGTCAGGTTTTATGACCAAGCAACATTTTGCAAAAATGAGAAATAAAATATTGAGAAATTTAGAAACAAATTATAAAGAGATTTTTAAAATAGTATCTACCCTCCAACAAAATTTTCCAGCAAAATATGAAAAGGAAGTTAATTACTATGAAAAATTTGACATTGATTTACCCGCCACATTATACCGCCTACTTCAACAGAAATCCAAGTAACCTTTATATAGTCTTTTGACGAGACACTATAGCACAGGCGAGGATTATGCAGATAGAAACTCCCATGTTTGGTTCCGAACTTACCGATGGTGGTGAGTTCGTAATTCTAAAAGAAGATAACGATTTAGTTATCGCTGGATATGCATCAGTAGATGTAGTAGACAAGCAAAATGATAAAATCACTCTGTCCGCTATTCAAGAAGCGGCTCAGAAATTTATGAAGGAGGAGCGATACCGCAACGTTATGATTACACATTCTAACGTTCAAGTTGGTGAAGTTCTCGATGAGTATACAAATTCCAAAGGAAAAGTCCTAAAAACAGGCGTTGATGATACAGGTTTTTTTGTAGTGATAAAGTTAAGAAATGATATTGAGAAAGCACGAGAAGTTGCCCGAGATGTAAGAAAGGGTAGACTACGTTCATTTTCAATCGGTGGACAGGCGTTAAGTAAGACCAACAAGCATGATAGTGATGTAGGCACATTCAAGGAAATTGATAAACTTGAATTGCATGAAATCACAATTTGTGAAGAGGGCATTAACCCCGAAGCCAAATTTGATATCGTAAAGGAGGATAAAACAATGACAGAAATTGAAAAAGCATTAGAAGAATTTAACGAAGTCATGACTGAGTTGCGTAAGGAACTTCTTGTAAAAGAAGAAGAGGATGTAGAATCTATGGATTCATCCATGCCTACCGCTCAAGATGACAAAGACGAAATGATGATGGAAGACGAAGAAGTAGAGAGCGCAGACTATATGTCTGAAGACTACGAAGCCGGTGACTATAGTGAAGAAAAAGAGATGAAGTCTCTTAACGCTGAAACACTCGACCTTTCTCCCGCTAACATCGAGAAGGCCTACGAAGCCTTCCGTGCCGAGCGTGAAGAAGAGCGTGCCTATGACTTAGTTAAGGCACAATTCGAAGCCCGCTACACCGCTGAACTCGAAACCGAGAAGGCCCGTGTTGCTAAGGAAGACTTTGACGCTGCTGACGCAGTTGCTCAACTTAAGGATGAGTTTATGGCTCTCCGCAAGTCCTTAGAAGAGGGTGACGCTACTATCGCAAAATCGGTTGAGGCCCACGCTGAAATTACAGAAGACCTTTCCCGTGTGAACGAAATGTCGTGGAGCGAGGCTCACGACTTATTTAACAAATTAAACTGAGGTGAAAAAGATGACAGGATATTATAAAACAATTCAAGATTTAGAACGAGCAACATACGGTGCATTTGGCGGCGACCGACTACTTAAGTCAACAGGCGCAACCACCGGTATTGAAGGACGCCACTTTTCTACAGGTGCGTCCGGTGACGCACAAACAACCGCCCTATACAACATTGTATACGGACAAAAAGTTTGGTCAATGATTAACCGAGAAATTAACGCACTTTCCATGCTTCCCAAGAAGCCGTGGAAGTCTTCTGGCTGGCGTATCTTAAAGAGCCGTGCAATTGGTGGTGCTCTCGATACATTCGATGCTACCGCAGATAGCGGTGACGCTGACCAACTTGGTGGCGTTGCTGAAAACGTTGCTCTTTCTAGCATTACTAACGTTAAGCCAGATTACGACGTGCTCAGCATTACCCCCAAGACTGTTGCACACACCTTCGAAGTTTCGGAGATTGCACAGTTGATGGGTGGTATTGACGACGGTATTGGCGACCTTATGCAGAACTACCGTGAAGAAGTCGGTATTACTCACGCTGAAGTTATGAACGCTATGGTTCTCCAAGACCTTACCACAACCGCTGGTGTTGGTCTTGACCACGGTTCCTTAACTACACCCGACCAAATGTTGACTTCTCTTTACAAGATTGTTGCTACCCACGCTGAAACCAACGCTATGTCTAACTATGCTAACAAGAACGACCTTTACGGACAAACCCGTGACGGTACTTCTGCTACTGCATTCCTAGAAGCATTCGTTGATTCTAACTCCGGTACAGAACGTAATCTAACCGTTAACATTCTAAACACCACCCTACGTCAACTTATGGCTCGCGGTGGTGACCCGAAGGTTATTCTAACCGGCTACGACACCATTCAAACTCTTGGTGAATTACTACAAGCCCAAGAGCGTTTCATGGGTCGTTCAGAAATCGTTCCTACCCACAATGGTATTAAGGGTGTTGAAGGTCGTGAAGTTGGTTTCCGTGTTGCAACCTACCACGATATTCCGATTATCCCCGTTAAGGATATGCCGCAAAGCGGTCGTGCCGGTCTAAGTGACTTGTTGATTCTCGACACAGACCACTTGTTCC